ACTCGCAGGACTGGACCTGGACCCACTCGACCGTGCGCTTCTCGCCGAAAAGGTCGAACAGCCCGCGGACACGCTTCTCAAGGCCGAAATGATCGCTCGCCGGATTCATGAACAGCGAGCTACTGGAAACACAGGCACAAATGATGACGGATAAAAAGGAACGTCAGGTATACAAAATTATGTTCGGTAGCCTCGGCATCGCTTTTCTGCTGATAATGCTGTTCATCGCCGCGAGCGATTACACAGACGCGCGATGGTTGAGAGATCTACAAAAGATGGAAGCAGACAAAAGGATCAAACATGAGTCTCATAAACAGGATCAAATATAAGTTTATTCCCCGCACCCGACTCGGAGATCGATATCTCGCACGTGAAGCATTTATTAAGGCACACGGCAGAGCACCATCGAAGAATGGTGGATTCAACGACATGATCTACTACATCAAAACGGGTGAAGAGATCATGCACCCGCTCCGGCACCGCATCACTGATAAGGAATTCGTGAAGGAGTACGTCAAGGACAAAGTCGGCGATCAGTACAATGTACCGACGATTGCTATTCTCAGGTCAGTCGAAGAACTCACCCGGTATACATTCCCGGTCGATTGCGTCATCAAACCTACGCACCTATCTGGTCAGGTGATTTTCCGCCGCGATGGAAGCAGTGTCGATATGGCGAGAATGGTCGATTGGATGCGGACCAATTATTACCGATGGACGCGCGAAGTGAATTACCGGGATCTAGCGCCGAAGATCATCGTGGAGCCCTATATTTTTGGCAGGAAAGGCGTTGAGGATTACAAAATCCACTGCGTCCAAGGTGAGGCTCGGTTAATGTGGATTGACATAGGTCGACAAACCGATCACCGCCGAAATATATACACCACCGATTGGCAGCAGATCGATGCAGCGATTGCTCACGAAACCGGGGAGCATCGGGATCGACCGGCAAACCTAGAGGAAATGCTGGATGTGGCTAGCGCGTTGGCCGCTGACCTGAACTATATCCGCGTCGATTTGTATTCAGACGGCAAAAACGTGTTGGTCGGCGAGCTGACCAACTGCAGTGACGACGCGCGAGGGATCTGGTACCGAGGTGAAAAGGTATTTACTGAAACGATGTTCGGCAAGAGGGGCATCCGTGAAGTACTGGACCAGCCTTCACGGGTCGAGCATTAGCGTTAGCCGCCCGCTCGTTGCCGATCCGCTTCGGCTCTAGCTGCTTGCCGGATAGCCTTTCCCAGCCCGCCGAGTTCATCGATTTCCGCATCCGTTACGTCTCTGTTTTCAGACTGGGATACGAGCATCAGGCGCTGATAGGCTTGGAGCTGCTGCAGGCCCTGCATAATCAGCTGGGCGATAATCAATGAATTGCTCATTTGCGGCGCTCCAGTTCGGCGGTAAGGGCTGTAATGACATCCAGGACGAGCGTAAGCCTGTCCTGGGCATCCGCTGGGCTGGTGGGATAGATGGATCTGGCGAGATCAATGCCTCGCTGTGCGTCTTCCGTTCGGTCTATGTAGCGATCCGATTCGGCAGGCGTTATTTTGCGTGCTTGCAGAAGCGTGAGTACCGTTTGGCTTGCGGCATTGACGCTGGCCGTCGCTGCCGCGGCTCTTTGGTTGAACGTTTTTGGCGTCGGCACGCCGAGGGATGCGCAGCCGATCAGCAGCAGCGCGAGCAGAGGGGCAAGGGATAGCTTAAGCATTGGGCTTGGTCTCCTGTAGATCAGTTTGCGGGATCGTTGTGGCGCTCACAGAGGTGGTGACGCGCGTATTGGGTTCCGGCGTCTCTTGGGTGCGAGTGCGGTTGAACCAAAATGCCTTAGTTTTCGGATATTCTTGCACCCATGGGAAGAAAAATAGAACGCATATGCAAGCACTGTGGCACCAAGTTTTTGGCGATCGTCAGCCAAGTGAACTTAGGCTTCGCAAAATTCTGCACTAAGTCGTGCCAAGTCAAAGAGCAACATAGGAACAGAACAAATAAAGCCGCCCGCAAAGCGGACAAGCATCACAACTGGAAGGGCGGCAGCACAGTCGACACAAAAGGATACCTACGCAGGCGATACGAATCGCATCCCAAAGTGTTCGTCATCGGCATGTATCGGCACGAGCATGTGACCGTGTGCGAAAACATTCTCGGCCGTTTTCTTCTGCCCAACGAGGTGGTTCACCACAAGGACGAGGTTCGCACTAACAATCACCCAACTAACCTTTGTGTAATGACCAGGGGTGCGCACACAGCGCTTCACTGGAAGCTCCGGCGACTAAAGCGTGCCGGCCTCATTGAGGATTATCAGAATTTAGCTGCCGCAGTTCCGAGCGTGCTGGAACACTCTCCTGCTTCACCGAAGGTAGAGTCTCCGTCTCGGTCGTCTGCTTGATCGTCGTAGTTGCTGGATCTGGTACACCATCCACGCGCGCTCTCAGATAGAGAAATGCAAACAACAGCCCAAGAGCACCGCTCAGGCCAATGGCCAGGGTTTTACCCAGCTCAATGAGGTTGTCAGGAATGCTCGGCTTGCCAATGAATAGCAGACAGAGGAAACCGAAGTATCCAATGATGAAGATCACCGCGATGGTGAACTGAAGGTATGCGGTGATGTAGCTCAAAGGCGCTCGTGATTTCATAGCAATCCCTCTGGCCACTTGCCGGTTTTTATCATCCCGACAATTCGCGGTCCGCGACGGGTGACTTGGCGATACCAGAGAGAATCCATGAGTTCGTCGCCAGCCACGTCAAACGCATTCACTTTCATGGCAGAGGCGAAATTAACAAAGTGCGCGATCTTATTTCCCAGGTTGAAGCACAAATCGATCACGGCTGCTTGTCGAATTTCATCCAAGGAGCTGAACCATGGGAACTGCTCTGCAAGCGCAGTCGCCCTTCGGATATCGCTCTCTAGAAGATAAACAACCTCATCGTGAGATAGGCCAACATCCGTCAGATTGCGACCTACCCCTATGGTCAGCTTGCCAACCGTATCGACGTATGGCTTGTAGCTCACACCCTCATGGTCAATCAGAAGATCGCGGAGATTCATTTAGGCGGACGCTCCAGCATCTTGCGAATAAAGGCGATAATCTCGGTGTGCCACTCAGCTAGCCTGTGAGTAACGCTGTCCAAGATTTCGTGGCGCATATCGCGAAGTTTGGCGACTTCGGCCTCTAGCGTTTCCATCTTGGTTTCTTGGCGAACGATGCGCTCATGCATTCTGTTATCGTCCTTGATGTGCTGGGCAAAATGCGCTTCATTGCTATCGGTACGAGCGTCCTGTCGATCATCACGCGCGCGGCTAGTGAGATAGATAACCCCGATCAGACTGCATACGATGGAAATCGAAAGGCCAATGATCCATTCAATGCTCATTGCGTTTAGTGATCATCAATCCTCGTGATCAGCTTCCAGGCGCTTGTATGCCTTGCGAACCAACTCACCGACCTGCTGTGGCGTTGAGCCATGCGGCACGGGTAGTTCGTATTCGTATGACGCTTCCGCCAGAAGCGCATCCGCCATTGCTGAGCGCTTGAGGATAATAGTGATATGAGACATCATCTCTCCTAGTGATCGGAAATCGGGATACCTTTCTTCGCAAGCTCAACTTTCAAATCGTTCCAGCGCTCTTGAGTGACGCGATTCTCGCGCTCCACGATTGAAAACTTGTCCGACAGCTCCGCGAAGCGCGCATTCGCTTGATCGCGCATGTCCTCTGCGCGCTTCTCGGCGGCATCCGCTCTGTCATGTGCCGACTTCGAAATAAGCAACGCCGTAACCGATGCGGCAATTGCCAGAGACATGATTGCCACTACCCATGCGGCGACCTTACCGACGCTTTTGTCGATAGTCAGCGTCAGGCTGATAGGCCCTTTCTGCTCGCTCAAGAGTGGTAACGCGACTATCGAGTCCCCTGAGTTCTGTGTCGTGCCTGGAGTCTGCGTTGTCGTGCCGGGCGTCTGAGGATTCGAATCTTGTGACGTCTCGGTCATTTTGTTTCCCCCGCTCGCTGAGTGTTACTTGTAGCGCGGTGATCGACCCGGCCATGGTCCAGGTCACACCGATCAGCGCCACTATGCCAGCCAAGCTGAGCGCCTGCAGCAATTGCATGATCCATTGAGTTCCGCCATTACTGTTGCCGCTCGTTGCGTTCACTGAGGCCCCATAGAGTTCACAATCGGGGGGTGGCGGTTTGTCCATCACTCTTTGTTCGGGATTAAAAGAGCTTGGTGCCAGAAAGATCAGTCCCAGCAAACACGGTGTCGCCATCTGACCCGGAGTTCGTCACCATGTTGTCCCCGCCGGTCGCGTACGATCCACCGGCAACCGTCTGTATTCCGCCTTTACAGTTATCGATCTGATTCGCGGATATCAATGTGTTGGTGCCTGCCGAACGCACACCCCGACCACTGGCCTGGCTAAATCCTCGGACCCTGTTTGACACAACCTGAGTGCCATCAGCCGTTGATGCGATTGCTATGCCATAGCTACCGCCAGTTGATCCAGTACCGTCTGCCTCAACATCGTTGCACACGATTTGGCAATTATCCGCTTCGACGCTGACGGTAGGGTCTGTTGTCCCTTTCATACGCAGAGTGACACCCTTGCACGAGGCCCCATCCGCTCCAGTGGCGAGAATGACTTTGTTCGCAGCGCCCCCGCTGACCTTCGCGCCTTTTAAGTTGGCGACCTCAATGGTGCCATCGACGTCACAGCCATCGATTTCAAGCGATACTGAAGTGCTAGCTAGCCCCGCGCACAGAATCGATCTATCCGTCGCACCGCGACCGCAGATTGATACTCGTTGGCCAGTTACCGCTGGGTATGCCTTAAAATTCTGTGCGAATCCCGTGACGGTTGCGCGTATTTCCCCTGGATAGAACGATCCGTCCACACCAGGCTCAATGTTGATGCCCGCATTTGGGTTAGTGCCAGTCTCATCAATGACGTGAGCCCCTAAGATATGGACCTCAGTTCCAAGCGCCACCCCGTTTAAGTGGATGCCGTTGCCGATATTTGAATAAGCACGGTACGTGCCTCCGCTAATCTTGATGCGACCGGCGCCGTCCGTGATACGAAGCACCCCGCCTAAATTGGTATTGCCGTGTGCTCCGCGCACATCAACGCCGTGAAGTTCGGCAGTCTCGGTAACGTTCGTGAGCAGAATCCCACCGGAGAATTCATCGCCGTTAGTAATCCAGTATTTCCCTCCCCAGAAATAGACTCGCTTCGCATATCGAATAGAGGGGTAAACTGCCGCGACACAATCCCGAAGCACCACCAAGTCACTGCTATTTCCAGCTCCGTCCGTATTCGTGTGAATGTAGTACGTACCGCCACTGTCTTTCTGCACGAATCCATCCACAATCACGGATAGGCATGCCTGGTAGTAGCCAACGACACCATTTCCATCCGTTAGCGTGTTGTCGGCCGAACCACCTGTAATACGCACCTGACGAACCCATTTGGCCTGCGCCATTCCTGACATGCCATCAATGTGAACATTATTCAGGGTGACCGATTTTCCCCAGGTTCCGTATGCGCTGCCCGCTGCACCTACTACGTAACCGTACAGCTCACTGTCGCCGCCAACAGTGCGCGTTCCAATAACATTCAGATTTTCAATCGTGATGCCACCAGTTCCGCAGCTGAACAAGTTCTGGTTTGCGCTGGGTACTGCAAACTTTATCGTCGCGCCATTGCCGCGAATGGTAAGTCGCTTATTTCCCGTCGAGAGCTGGGCGGTAAGGTAATAGAATTCGTTAGCTGCTGTTTGTGGCAACTCAATGCACCCACCATCAGGCGCGACAGAAATGGCGTCTTGGAAAGCTGTTTGACTGGATGTCGATCCTGAGGTTGCTACCGCACCGTAGCGGCGCACGTTGCCGTAGTCAGTGACATCGACGGTAAAATCGACTGGATCAACCGCATTGAATTCCTCCGCATCAGTGCGCTTGTACGAGTCACTATCAGCTAAATATTCATTGAACCTGGATTGCGACAAGGCCGCTTGGAGAAGCGGATCAACCGTCCCACCTGGAAGCGTCACATCATCTGCAGTAGTTTCGATTTTCTTGTATGTGACTACAGGATCAAGATAAATTGGCGGGTAGAACCCCGCAGAATTCGACCGAACCGGCTGCGTGTGCTCGTTTTCCAGCTCTGCATCAATGTAAACTGGTGCCGGATCGCTAGTCCCTGTGACATAAAACGCCAGCTTAGCGTTGACCACGGGATCGCCATTGCTATCAACAGCGCGAGATCTTCCGGGGTAATACAGCATTAATGGACCTCAAAAACGAGAAAACCCGCTCGGAGGCGGGTCTTAATGTCTAACTCAGTTGGCTGGGCAATGGCCTTACGGCCGATTGTCCTTGTCGTCGTACTCTGCGCCGTTTATCCCGCTCGGCTCGCGGTTCAGCGGTGGATGAAATCAGGGAGACTTAAATCACTCTTGTTGCGTCGCATAAGCAACTGAGGGAATTGTCGTCTTCTTCGCATGCTTGCCGATTTGCAATAGCGCAGAACCTGCTCTGCCCGGAACGTAGCTCTGCCCCGTGGTCACGGCCTGCCCCGCTTTCGATAGCAACGCCTCACGAGTAGCAATGCGGCCAAGAGGCAGCCCGAACAGCGCAGGGTTAATCGCTGATCCACCCACCCCCGCGACGATTGCATCAAGCGCTGACACTCCAGGCGAGTCTCGCACTTCAGCCGCAGCCTTCGGGAACGCGCGCGCGAACTTCGCTGCGAGTTCTAGCTCGCCGGATAGCGGCTTGCCGCGCTTGAGTTGGCCGCCTAACTGCGCTGCCACGATATTGCCGGTACTTTCGTTAAGCGCAGCCTCCACAGAGTACGTTTTTGCGATACGAACGCGCGCAATATCGAGGCGTTTGGCCAAAGCCCCCTTACCAGTGTTCTCTAGATGGCGGATCAGCATGTCCTCCACTGCACCAGCAGCGTCGCGCTGTGCCATGCCAAGCGCCTTCTTAGCGGGGTCAGCAGATGCTGCAAACGATAGGTTTGAAGAAGCCTCTTTTCGTAGCTGTTTCATAAGCTCAACAGCACTACCGGAATCGAATGAGTCCTTCAGCAGACTATCGGTGAGCGCGTGAATCTCTTTGTTAGCGCCCACGTTTAATTCGGGAAAATCCTTGGCAACCTCATCAACACTCTCAGACAACTTCGCCAAGTCATCGACGTAAGCATCGTCCACGACGATCCGACCAGCCCCTTTCACCGCCTTGTAGACATGGCCCTCCTGAGATCGGATCGTGTTAAGCGTCGTCTTTGTAAGCGGCGCATCAGAGGGCAGGCCCAACGCCTTTCGTACAAGGCGATTCGTCACTTGCTGATTCTTGACTGCAGCGGATTGTTGAGTAGCGGCCTTTCCTGAGATGCCTTCAACCGCTCTATTTAGCGCCGTGGGATTGCTTGATGAAGGTGGAACTACATAGCCCACCTTGCGGGCTTCCTTTAGGGTCGCATCTCGCACTGCATTCTGCGCCTCTGCGGTACTCGCTTGTGCGGTACGCGCTGCCATTTTGCTTTGCGCCCAGTTGGAAACTTTGCCGCCTACGCCTTGTGCAACTGCACCCACAGTCCCGCCGATAGCGGCGTTAGATAGTCGCTCACTAGTGCTCTCGGCGGGTTGGAGCCCACCTAATGCAGTGCCAATAACACCCGCGCCTGCAACGGTATTTGCTCCTGGAATAAAAAGGGCTGGCGCCGTCGCAGCTACATTACCCGCGATATTGCCAACTTTACCGGCCGTGGTTGACAGCAGTGGCGCATCGCGTTGCCGTGATTCAGCAACGTCTTGATTACTGACCAAACCAAGCAGTTGGCCAGCTCCACGACCGAGGTCTACGAATGCCTTACCCGTACCTGCAAGGAAGTTGTCTACCGCATTGGAGCCTGACAAAGCTCCATACTTGGCCTGGTACTCGGGGGACGAACTATCATATTCGGCGGGATTCTGCGCCTTTAGCGCGGCGCTGCTATCTTCACTGCTAGTCGATTGCCCTGAGATTTGCGCTATAACTTCCGTGGGATCAGCATCGTCAGGGCCTTCAATCTCAAAGACCTCGCCCTGGGGACCAGTAACCTCATACAGCGCCATTACTTCACCCTACGAACCGTGAAGCCGCCGATCTGCTGAGACTGTCCCTGCTCCCAAGAACCGCTAGAGCCACGATTTGCCTTATCGATTGACGGCTCGGCGCGTCCTGCCGCGATGCGCGCGGTTTGAACAATAGTCTCAAATCTCTTTCTCTTCGCGGCGACCTGAGCATCAGTGTCATTAATCTGCGGGAAGTATGATTTGCGCAGGTTTTGCAACTGCTCTCGCGTGTAAGCGGCGCCGGTGGCGAGGGTCAGCGCAGCGTCAAGTGCATCTAATTGCGCAGCATCTGCCTGCTGACGCTCCGATGAACGAACAAAGTTCGCGCCCATTTCACTGCCGATAGCTTCCAGCCCACGCTCCATTACACCAGGACGACTTGCTCCTGGTGCTCGCTGCTCTATTGCGTTCAGTTCCGTCATCGCGGCGTCCAATCGAGTGCCTAACGCAGCGGCCTTGCGCTCACCTTCCGTGACGTTTCCAGTTTGCGGAGTAACAGGCCGATAAGGCTCACCCGCGGGCTCACGCGTATTTGTCTTGGGGTTCCATGCGAAATCTTGCACCAAGCCCTCCCCCACGGGCCGCGTGATCAGCTTGCTAGATGTACCGGCTGTTCCCGTGCGTGCCTTCTCACGTTCGATTGCCAACCGCTCGCGCTGGTAGGGCGTGATGTCATTGGACTGTGGAGCAGAGGCAATCGGCTGACCGCCTGCAAAGCGCGTTTCGCCAGGCCTTAGCGTGAACGATTCGGGCGCGCTTGGCCCTTGACCTAGTTCTGCACTCGCTCGCTGCTGCATGGCCTGAACCATTTGTCTAATAGCGTTGTCGTCGGCTGTCGCCCAGTCCACCCCGCCGGCAGTCAGGTGCTTTACAAGGTCAGGTTCGTTCTGCTCAATATAGTTTTTAGGGTTCTGTGCTTGCAGGATGTAGCCGGTCTTGGCAACAACCTGCTGAGCCTTCTCCTTTCCCAGCACCACCTGCTCCGCGCGAGATTGCCGCTGCATATCCTGCTCGCCCGCCTGAATCCTCTGCTCCAAGTAGCGATCCTGCAGAGCATCGGTCTTACGCTGACGCTTCAGCGCATTAATTGACTCTGCAGTGTGGATGACCTTGCCGAGGTCGAACGTCTGAAAGTCTGCCATTACTTCACCTTCAGATACTGCTGCAGCATATAGTTCTGTAAGCCGCCCTGAACCGCATTATTAATGTTCGCGCCATTTTGCATGTACAGCGATGCGCGATTGTTTGCAGCGCCGAGCAAGGCTGCGGAATTGTTATTCGCCATGTTCTGACCTGCCGCAGCGGTGCTTTGAGTCGCAGCGTTACCGATGCCTGCAGCCGTAAACAAGCGATTCATGTAGTTGCTGAACTCGCCAGAGGCGTTACCCGAAGCGTTCCGCTGCAGCTCTAACGCCTGCCGGCCTGAGTTAAATCGACCGCCTGCAGCTCCGGCGCGCTCTAAAGCCTTTTGCTGTTGCTCCAGGTTGAATTGATAGTCAGGGCTCGTGAAGAACCGGGACATATCCGGCGCGCCCGGCTGTGTCTGTGGCTGAGCCTGCGTTACCTGCTGGCGCAGTGCATTGATGTCGACGCCGGTATCATTGATGAATCTCCCGCTAGCAGCTCCCGGCCGCAGGGTTCCTACCCGCTGACCGCCATAGTGCACCTCAAACCATCCCTTCCCTAAGGGATCAAGCGTAGTTCCAGCAGGCAGCATGTGATCGCCGATCTGGCGATCTGCATTGGCGCGCTCTGTATTAGCTGCCTGCGAGGGATCGGCCCAGCCGTAGATGCTGGCAATATCACCTTGCGCGCCATATCCAATAGATCGCTGGCCGGCAAAGTCCATTCGGGTCTGATCGTACTGTCGGGCCTGCTCTGCTATTGATGCATTCGCCCCCGATTTGCTGGCATCAGCTGCTTTGCCAGTGCTATACGCGGATGCGCCCGCGCCAACAACTGCAGCAACCGCAACTCCCCAAATTTCAGCCATGCGGCGCCCCTAGTACGAAATGACAGACCCACACCATTCGACCAGTCTCTTCAGTATTCCCAATGCCGTGCTTTGGATGTCGCGCATGAAAGCGCGGCGCATCGAAGATGAGCGCCCGGTTATAGAGACCGCGAACAAAATCTAGCTGCTCCCAGTCTCTTTCAGAGCCTTCGACCATTTGGCCCTTGAGCTTGTTGAATGCCGACGCGTCCTCAAACATCTCCGCGAACGACGGCATATGAGTCATGCCGCTTTCTCGATGGCGGTAAAATCCAGTTCCCGAATTGATATCGCTGTGATCGGAGAGGTAGACGATGCAAGTAAAGTCACCCGATTCACGGTCGCTGTGGACGTAGGCGGATTCAGTGTTCTCATTGGTGACGCGGAAGAACATGCTGTTTGGATAGATGGGACTGCCCATCACCCGCGTGAGGGCATGCACAAAGATCGAATGCCGGCCCCAAAAGCTCATGCCCTCGTAAATGGATGACCCAACCTCACCCTTGTTCGGCCTCCATGTGCCAAAGCCGCTGGCTAAAGCACTTTCCCGTCCCTGCTCAATCAGTGGAGTAAACCCATCAATAATGGTTATCACTGCATTTCCTGAAGACCCGCCAGCACACCCTGCCAGTTGTCGTAATTGACCTGCAGGCGATTCAGTAGCTCGTCGCGACCCTGCGCGAGTAGTCCTGGATTCACCGCGAGCGCAGCGGCTGAGATCGTCCAGCGTTGTGTAAGCTGCGGATATCCGTCGACAGTGCCTTCAAGCACCACTCGCTTTTCGTCCTGCGATATGACGACAACGGAGATCATCAGTAGAAATATCCGGGATAGTAGATCTCGTACGAGCCACCAGCTCCGCCTATCCCTGCCGCAGGAACGCTGACGCGCGTTACCGTTCCGCCGGATGTGTAGACCCCGAACGCCGTGCCGTCGACGCCATTGAGTGTGTAGCTGGTCGGACTCGTCACTGTGATGACCTTTGCGGGCAGTGCATTAAGCTCGGTCATGCCGCCTACGCCAGAATGCGTCACGCTATCGCCCGTATTGAGGCCATGAAATACCCCAGTCGTCACTGACACAGGATTTGTATTGGTAGCCGCTGATATCGCCGCCGATATCGACGAAACCGGTGTGCGAATCGCACCGACCCGGTAGCGGTCCTTTGATCCGGCCAGGTCCGTATAGTCGGTCGTAAACTCGTAAGTGACCGCGCCGCCCTCTAGATCGGGATCGTCTGCATAGATATGCAAATCCGTGTTGACTGGCGCACCTAAGACCACTCCAGCAGCGTAGGAGATCGTTTCGCCCCCGAAGATCACATCGTGAGGGGCAACGTTTATCGTTGCTACAACGGCGTCAGCGGAGGCTGAAAGTGGAATTGTGCTCTGTACAGAGCCTGCGTTCGCGAACGTAATCATTCGCAAGAAGCTTTGATCAGTCATCCGACCGTCATCGCCGATTAGCTCTAAAAGCTCGCTCAGCGAGACCCCAGCACGGTCAGCCAAGGTAATCAGTGCGGTGATGTACGCCTGATCGCCTGAAACCTTAATCGCCTGGTTGAGCTTGCGCGTGAACTGCTCCCAGGTTCGAGTATCAACAGGAAGCTGCTGGCTGATCTCCAGGATGCCGCGCATTATGGGTTCAGGTAGGCGCCGACCATGGTGCGCCGGACTGGATCACTGACCACATATTTATAGACACGACGCCGTGATCTGCCCGCCCGCAACAGCCGTACGCGGTTCTTGTACTCACCCATGCGCCCCAAAGAACGCCATTTCTCGTTGCTCCAGCTATGGCCCGAGTCATCCGAGAACTGAAACATTACTTTCGGGTCACTGCCCTGCCCCGAAGCCAATCCATGACCTACATCGAAGTGCAGTTCCAGACAATCATGGTCAATCTCGCGGCCTTCATCGAACACCTCGGCCGAATCGCACTCCAGGCGCATCGTTTCGCCAAACTCAGTAAACACATCTGGCGTAAAGACCCCGAGCTGATTGCCGCTCGCGGCAAAATATCGCCCGAAAGCATGTATCGCGAATTCCGCGTCCCAGGTATCAGTGCCGAAGCTCTGCCGCGTGTGCCACAGCTGTGTGGCGAAGTCGAACACCCAGCTGTATGCGCTCGACTGAACGCACAACATGCGGTGCCCGCCTTCAACCCACCAGAACAGGCGCACATCGATGTCGCCACCGGATTCGATATCCTGCTCGACAACGTGGGTAGAGATTCGGCGTGGCGTATAGCCCTCAAGCCGGTAAACCATGTTGTCGGTGCCGACGAAACAGACACTGTTATCAGCCTTCGTCGCTGCAAAATCCGACTTGATGCCCATCTCGATGAAGCCAGAGCCGACGCGCTCCAAAGGGAAATCCGCGTTCCCAGTGTTTATCCAGACTTCAATGGATTCGCGACCGAACAAAAATAGCTCGCGCTTCTCGACGATGCCGTAAAGGACGTCATCGGGCGCGCCTTCTGCGGACGCGAACTCCAGTGCGTTCCAGCTTGAAGGTGTCAACGGCCCGGCGACGTACACCCTGCCTGTGTCTGGCTCCGAAATGACGATATAGCCGTCAAGATAGGCAGCCCAATTCGAACCCGGAAAGTCCGGATCGCTTATCTCCGACAGCGTCGTGCCGTTGTAGACGTAGCCATCGCCAGAATCCACCACGACAATGTTTGTGCCATCCCCCACAACTGATACGGGGCCGTAGCCTGGTAGTCCACTACCCAACGAAGTTGTGTTACCCGTTGCATTTAACCGGTACAACCCACTACCTGATGCCAAGTACGGCACACCATTCACCACGGTGCCACCGCGCAACCGTGTGCCAATCGTCGCAAAAGTCTCCAACCCATAGGAAGGAACCACAGCAACAGGCGATTTAGACGCTTTGGGCGATTCCTCCAGGTAGCAATTGATCATCTTGCACGCACTCACCACCTTCGAGCGATGCGGCGAATGCTCAACCCCGAACTGAATTTGCATTAGAAGTATTCAGTGCGTGATGTCTGCGAGTAATAGCGCTTGGACATCTGCTTGCGCATCATTCGTTCGGCAATAGACGGCTGCGGAGAATCAAGAGCGCCTAAAGCCCCAAGCTCTATCCGCTTCTGCCCGGAAATCCCGAAGGCAGGCGCACACAGAAATGCGAGCATGTAAGTGACAGGAATCTCGGCCCAGGATGGGATTTCGTCCTCTTCACCCCACTCCACCCAGTCTTTCGATTCCAGCAACGCATACAGACCGATGTACTTCTCGCGAACCTTATCGCGATCATCGGCCTCGGCGACTTCGCCAGATGCAAGGACGCCGATCTCTTGGAGTGCGGCGGTGTATAAATCTGTAAGGGTCATAAGAAAGCCCCAAGTCTTAGTTGGGGCTCACAGCTCATCGGCCGAGCTTCGCGTCTTCTTGGATCTTGGCGACCCGCGCATCTTCACGCGCTTTGACCGCCTTCAGCTCCTCGATTTCCTCAGGCGAAAGTTTCACATCCTTCGCCTTCGACTTCTCCAGCAGCTTGGCATCGGCTTCCTTCTGCTTTTCAGCTTCCGAAAGCTCCACCGTCCCGCTCACTTCCTCGAACTCGTCTTTAGTTCGCATCTTGTGAACAAGATGATCCGGCACTTCCACCGCCTTACCCAGCGGGAAGACGATGTCGTACAGAATCTGCTGCTTGTTGGCGTTTACACCGCGGTCTTTACCGCCCACGTATTTGAACTTCGTGAGAGCCATGATTGCCTCCTTACAGGGACACGTATTGAACGACGAGCGTCAGCTTGCCGGTGCCGCCGGTGTGCGCGGCCGCGATGACAGTGCCAACAATCTTCGTCTCATTCGTGAAGAATTGCGGACCGGTGGTGTACAGAACCCCGCCCAAAGGCCGGTAAATACCGGTCTCCGGCTTAAGGTTCGTGATTGCCGCACCGTTCAGCACACCCATGTTGCCGAAGCCGTCTGGGTCTGCAGCTTCCACACCATTGGCTAACCAGCCAATGTCGATGTCGAGCGCATCCGTTCCCGTGTCCAGATCAGGACCGTAGATCCAACCACCCAGAACGGTGGACCGAGCAGGCAAGGTCAGGAAGCGGACAACATCCGCTGCGGTGGGATTGACAGCAAACGTATACGTGCCCCAATGCACATTCATTACGCCGCCGCCAACCGGTTGAGGTACGGGAAAGCTGTCCGCACCACGGTTGCTATACAAAGTAGCCATGAAATTATCTCCTGTGTGTGGTGTGGCTTAGTCAGCGACGGCTGCAAACCAACCCGTGACCATGCCGGCGTCTTTGGTATGGGTGTCGTCGCTGTCGTTGTAGGCGAAGCGAATCTTGTCCATACCGCGGATTTCGCTCACTTCCACACCCCACTTGTCCTCGTAGTCGAACAGTTTGGTAACGGTGCGCGAACGACGAGCCCATGCCATGGCAAGGGCTTGAGCACCCATCAGGTACACAGGGCCAACCTGAATCGTGCCGTTCGTGGTCAGTGGAATCTCCGGGAATTCGCGGATGATGATTCCATCCCACACATAGTCGGCGCCGCGGAACAGCGGGTTGTCTTTGCCGCGCTCACGAGCTTCACGATTTGACTGCGTGAATGCGGTGTTTTCCTTCAGGTCTCGCATCGCGAGGCGATTGACCAGCGCGACATACCACTCCTCATCACCCTTCGTACGAACAGGCGAGACGATGGGGTTCGCCGACTGCGCCATACGCTTCATCAACGACAGCGCGGCAGGCGTGAGCTTGTCTGAGGTGTTATCGACGGTCGCAAGGGAATCGGAGAAGTCATACGCGACCGTGCCGCCCGTGGAATCGGTATTGGCAGTCGTTGCGCCGAACAGCGCGCGGTCGTTGTTATAGTCCAGCCAAGCATCGCGCTGAGCTTCAGTGGCAGAAGCGAACGCAACACCATTGATGTTGCCAGCAGCCAGCGTCATCTTGTCGCGCAGATCTTTGCTGATCCACGTTTTCAGCGTCTCACGAGCTGCATCGCGCAGATCGATAGCGTTCTTGATCTCTTCCAGTTCAGGGATCAGGACGGCATTGCGAATCTTGTCGACCGAGAGCAGGAATGCCTTCTGGTCTAACGCCTCTTCGTTGCCCTCCATCATGTTCGAGCCAGTGACGCCAGAATTCGTCAGCTGACCGACGAAGTTGTACGTGAAGCGATCACCCCGGCGCCAGTTGCCCGATCCGCGTTCCTTTACCTGGATAATGCTGTTCTCGCTCGTTCCCATATAGGGCTTCCAGCGAGACTCACGCACGTACTCAGTCCAAAAATCATCGTCCCACGACTGAACGCGCGCGGCGCTCGCCGTATAAGTAATAGCCATAAAGCCCTCGAATTAGTTTGAAAAGACGGATTTGAGCGGTCGGGGGCCGGCGAACGTGTCGTCTTTCGGCGCGCCCGATGCTTCGGCGTTCAGTGACTGAGGGATGGCTGCTTTTTTCTCTTGCGATGCCTTGCCTGCGGCTAACTCAGCTTCGAGCGCCTTGATTCGCGCTTTGGCTTCATTGAGTTCAGTGGCTGTCTTCGCCGTGATGTGTTCGCGGTACTTAGTGAGATCTCCACCCACCTCGGACAGCTCCTTACGGATCTTGCCGAGCTTGTAGATGGACTCACCGGGATCGTCTTGATCTATCTGTTGGAACAGCTCGGGGTGCGCTTGCACCTCAGCGTTCATGAAGTCATAGACCTCGTCGTAATCCTCGCGACCAGGAACACGTTTGGCGTAGTTCACTGAGAGCTTGAATAGCTGCTGTCGTAGCGGCGTTGTGGCTTCGGACAGACGCTCATTGAACGCCTTGTCTTCATCCTCAAGCACCGATGTTTTCGGCCTCTTCTCAAGCTCTGCTAACCGTGCCTCCAGCGCTTCGCGTCGCTTTCGCTCAGCGTGTAGCGCTTCGTGAGGTACGGTTTTGACCGGCAGTGGTGTCTCTGGCTCCTTGGCAGGAGCTACAGGTTCTTCCTTTGCCGGTTCAACAGGCGTTTCAGGCTCGGGCGGCTGGGTTTCTTCAACCTCAGGGATCTCGGGTTCGATAACTTTCGTTTCTTGCACGCGATCAGAAAAAGCGGCCTCAAATGTTGAGCCCATCAGTCATCTCCATACGTTGGATTACGAACGCCCATGACGCTGGCGGCGCGTTTGCTCTTGATGGCGAGCAGCCATACGCCCGAGAACCCGGCGGCGGTGTAGAATCGGGGCACCCCTTGACCGGAGTGACACGATGGAAATCGACGAAATCAGCAAACTTGAAGCGCTACGATCTCTGCACGCTGAACGTGTCAAGGGATACGAAAGCGAACTGTCAGAACTGCGGAGCTACAAGGCCAATCGCGGCTATTCCTTCAATCCACTACTCGCCTTAGCCATTGCATTCATTGCAGGCTTAGCAGCAGGAGCGTTACTTTGAGCAACCCCGAATTCCAGATGAAAGGCATCAGCTTCGTGATCTCTGCGACCACGAACAGCGGTCATCCGCTACCGTTCAAAGTGAAATTGCCCAATGGCAAGAGCGCTGAGATTCAGCACTCACTGCGAGAAAGCTTCGATGTGTTCGACGTGATCGCCGAACTGCGATTACTCGCGACTAATCTAGAAACAACGGCCTCGCTGATTACGCCGCTGACCGGGAAGGGGCCGGTGACGATTCACGATCCGGCGACATTGCCTTTGCCGTAGTTGCAATAGCATCTACCTCTGTCTTGCCGGCTTGCGCTTCCTTCAACGCGGCCGAGGCATTGGTCTCGCGAACCTCCGCCTGCTTGAGCAAGCCTTCCATCTTCATCATGAATTCGCTGAATTGAGCTTGCATCTGAGCCACAGGGTCTTCCTTAGGCTTCAGAATCTCCATGATTCGCTTCTTCTTGCCCGCGCTTAGGCCAGAGGCTTCGATGAGTACCTCGGGCGGCATCTGGACCATGCCAGTGCCCGCGAGCTGTACCATTTTCTCGAAGTCCTCAGACTGCAACGTCACGTTGTCCGGGGTCTCATCGATGATGATGTCGACCTCAAGCTCCGCCACGTTGTTCGCAATAGCCGGCTGCTGTGCCTGCGGGTCTTGTGCGATCTGCTCAAGTGCGGCTTGAATCTCTTCAGGCGGCTTTCCCTTCAATCGACGGGCTGCAAGCTCGCCTTGCGTCGTCTTCTCATTCAGCTTGATGAATTTCAGACCCATCTCGCTATCCGTCACGCGGATGACAGTCTCTTCATCCCAGTACTGACACACGCGGTGCCATGTCGCCTTCGCAACTCGAAGTTGGAAGTCGCGCAAATTGTCTGGGAGTACTCCGATCTGAAGGGCGCCGCCCATTTGGTCCAGCTCTTTCGCTCGACCGGAGATTGAGCCGGATTGTCCCAGCAGGGCGGCATTGGGGCCGGTGACCGACAGGTCGTTAATATCCTGCTGCAGCATCTGCAGATGGGCAGCGGACAAATTGAGGTTGTCCTCAATGTCAAACCGCATGCCTGGAGATACTTCGATCCACCCATCAGGCTTATGCACTTCCTTGCGTGCTTCGGCAGCATTTTCTACTGCGCCGGTTTCGGTTATTACGGTCTTGGAGTTAAGTAGATGAAGAGATTTGCTCTGACGCTTATTGATTGCGTCCTGTTTCGAGATGTATCGCTTTACGAGGCCATACCGGCGCCCCTCTCTGTCCACATAGGCGGACGCAGGAATGATCGGCCATTCGTGTTTAGGCGCTTCCTTATCGTCATCCACATAGGGGCATTCAGCCTCCTCTTCGAGGAAGCCGCCCCAGCAGAATACAGAGCGGTAAATGGAGCCCTTTTTCTTCTCGTATTCCTCAAAGACCTGAATACGTTTGCGCTTCGCATCGACCCAGCGGGGTTTATCGTCGGTAGATTCGCCCGTGTTCTGCGCTTGCATCTGCGCTGAAGTGGTTTCGATTGCCTGATGCTTGCCAGGCCATTTCTCTTTGGCCTTCGCCTCATCCATCCAGGTGATGACACCGATATAGCTGGCGTCCGAGCAGTCGGGCTCCATGCTGTACGGATCGCGATACAACCGATCCCAACGGATGCGACGAATCAGCACCTTCTTGGGATTCGCCTTATCGACGATCACCTCAACCGCACCCCAGCCCTCAATCAGCATGTTGTTGTACACGGCTGATTTGGTCATCGAGAAGCGGTTTTCATCGAAGATGAACCGCAGGGCGTCGGTTACGACATCAGCATCCTCGTCGTGAACAGGCGTGCGAGGAAACGCCTTCGGATCGGTGCGGCTCTTGCGCTCCACACCCTCCATGTACTCAACCTTATCCTTGATCTTGTTGTCGGTGATGACCGGCTGACCGCGAGCTTGGAGCGTCGCGATTTCGGCTGCAGTCCACTGCTTATCGTCGAAGTAGTCGCGGTGCAGCTCAGCCCATTCGCGTTCCTCGCGCGTGTTATCCAGATATTCGGTGACGTGACGACGCTTGGTGATGAGCTTGTCATCGACTGTTTTGTCGGCCTCTTCGACATCAACAGACACGATGAGCCCTCATCGCTGACAGCACGGCCCGCGCATCACTAAGCGCGTTGTGCTCCGAAGGCCCCTCGGTCACGTTACTGCTCTGGATCTCTGCAAATTCCTTGAATCGCATTGGCCAGCCTTTGGGCATTTGCATGAATCCACCAAACACCCGACAAAACCAATACCAATCATAGGCGCCGTAGTAGCACCAGAATTCAGGGGATTCGCCTCCAATGAACTCTACGATCTCGACGGCAGCGCGTTCCAAGCTGTACAAATCACCCGTCAAATGCTTGACAACGTTCTCATCCAACCACGGCGTAAGCTCATCTCGCGGATAGTCGAATTCGAAATACCGGAAAGTGCCGTCTTCACACACGATGCCGAGGCTGATCAATGCTGAGCACGTAGGCGTGTCAATGAACTCAGTATCAATGACGTACTTCACGCTGTCTTCCACGAACTCGCTTGCTCCTCGTCATCCCAAGAATCACGTTTCTTAACTGGCTCTACAGCCCGCACGATGCCCGGATGGGCCAGATCAATCGCAAGCGGCAGTAACGCCGCCATGTCGACTGCGTCATCCAGCTTGCCCGCAGGGAACTGCAAGAGCTGCGTCAGCAAGTGGTGACCGTATTCGGTATCGGCGATCTTTACCTTGCCCTGCGCTGCCATCGCCTGAAGGGGCCTTGCCATCGTTGGCTTGTCGTGACCGCGCGTCAGCCACTCAAGGCGGCAGAACGTCCTGCGCTCCTTCATCCGCCTCGTGAGAAAAGGCTCAATAGAGCGTCGGATCGGGCCTGACTCTCCGTAGAAGCACATCGGTTTAAATCGCGCGAATTGGTCGATGAGTCTTTCGATCCACACGTCTGCGCTGGTCTGGCCACGCCATCCTTCACAAGCCAGGTAGAGCGTGTCATTGCAGTAGCGGTGCGTTGCGAGTTCCGTGAAGTCCCCGCCGTCTTCCGTAACCGCAAAATCTCCCGTTGGGTAGGCATGCCCTGCTTTCTGCTTTACCGGATCGAACAGCTCGAACCACTCGCGCTTGAAGAAGGTGCCTTCATCGGGCGTCGGGTTCTGCATGTACAACGCGGACCACTGACGTGGATCGGTGTTGTCACGAATACGCTGGAGCGCTTGGCTGTCGTAGCGCTCAATCCATGGCGGATCATTGATGTCGGCTGGGAGATTGATGATCTCCCACTTGTCTCCGCCCTGCTTCTGCTTCTCAATTAGACGGCCCGCAAGGTCGTCTTCGTGCATTCGGTGCTGAATGACGATGATCGGTTTGCCGGGTCGAATACGGTTGTACAGCGTACCCTGATACCAGTCCCAAACCTTCTCACGCTGCAGCTCAGACTGAGCATCAGCCCAAGAACCAAAGGGGTCATCGACAATCGCCATGCCACCACGGCCGAATAGCTGTCCGCCTACGCCTACCGCGTAGTAACCACCGCCCTGCCGAGTGTTCCACTTGCCCTTGGCCTGGCTATCCTCAGCCAATTGCGTCTCGGGAAAGACGTTCTGGTATTCCTGAGAACTAATGCAGTTCCTGACATCTCTGCCGAAGCCTTCAGCTAAGTCGCTCGTAGCACTTGCGGAAATGATGTCCTCCGCAGGATTCAGCCCGAGAATGTAAGCGGGCAATCTCCGGGAGATAATCTCAGACTTGCCATGCTGCGGCGGACATAGCAGCAACAGCCGATCAATCTCACCGCGGACAACTCGGTCCGCTTGCACGCAGATCTCTCGATGAATCTTTCCGTCTTTCCAGCGCGGTGTTGTGTACCGCGTGAAGTCAAGAGTCGAGCGGCGGGCGCGACGCCTGCTCAATAGCTCCGTCGCTGCTTCCTGAGGCGATACGCTCAAGCTGCTCCTCAGTCATTTCGCTGTAGTGACGGTGCCCAATGTCACCGGTGTGCTCAATGGCCTGAGCAGGCTTGCCATCGATGCGATTAGCAATCTCTTCAATGGCGCGCCATTCACCTTCCAACGCCTGAGCCACTACCTTGTCCGCAATCAAGGCCAATGCCATCCCGCTGGAATGCTTCGAAAGTGATCTGCGCAGAGCGTCTTCCCAGTCCTTGGCTTTACGGGCGTAGCTATTACCCTTTGCGGCTGCCATGAAACTTCAATAGTTAACTGATTAGAAAAGGTAAACGCTCAGTGATCCCGCACCCGAATACGCACGGTCTTGTCCTTCTGACGCCCACCT